ACTATTATCATATAAATGATGGACAACAATATCTATTTGATTTAAATCTTTAATTTTAAGACTGGATAAATTTTTCTTTTCATTTTTTATTTTAATTTCTGAATTTATATTTAAAGTATCAGAAAAATATTTAGCAATACCGTTAATTACATTAGTGTTTGATGTTATTCCAAGGTGCGAGCCTCCACCCATCAATAAAAAGAACCCATCTCCATCATAACAACCTCTAATGAAATGTCGTTTTAAATCCTCTCTAATGAAATTGGGAAAATTTAAAATTAATTTCTTTTTTTCTGCTTTTCCCATATTTATTAAACAATCATATATTTTTGAAGAATAAATTCTAATATAAGAATATACATACCGACCCTTATTTTTAGTCTCTTTAACTCTATTTTCTTTAAAAATTAAAGATGATAATTTTTCTAAAATATTTTTATCAGAATTTCTTAACAAAACTCTTATTGACTTATCTTTGGCGTTTAAATATCCATTAGAATATATTAGTCCCAAAAAATAAGCTTTTTCTTCATTATTAATTTTTTCAAAAAAAGTTTCATCTATATGATATTTCCTATTATTTTCTGAGGCCGTTCTTATTACAACTCCATTTTTTTTAAGTTTTCTGCATATAGAGGAGCTATCTATTCCGATAATTTCCGCTATTTTTTCCGAAGACATTCCAGATTCATATTTTTCTTTCATAAAATTAAATAAATCTTCATTAATAACGGTTCTTTGATTTTTAACAATTCCAGATTTTTTAACTATTCTTCCAACACTACCGCTATGTAAATCAAACTTGACACCAATTTCAGAAGGAGATAATCCATCTTGATACATTTTAATAATTTGCCGTCTCACTTCTTCTGTAATTTTTTTCATTCCCCCTCCTACCTTTCTCGAATGAACTTGATTATTTTGGGTTTTTAGGCCAAATGGTTGTCAAAATACATATATCAGTAATCAGAAAAAATTTGACAGTTTTTTCGAGACATGCAAGCGAACCCAAAAATAAAAAGGGCCAATCTTTCGATTGGCCCTTTAAATACTAACCAGTATAAACTGGCTATTTTTAGCCTAAATCATGTACCAATTAGTACTGACTTGTTGCCTGAAGCAACGCCACGTGGGTTGAGAATACCGATACCGATAATCTCGTTGACAACCCAACCTAATTTTAACTGTTTTGGTTCGTCTGCTGGCAAAACTTCAATGTCTTGTCTGACGGGCATTACGCCTACGAACTCTGGGTCTGCACAACCATAAACAGTACCAGGCGGAACGATTTTGCTGACAAGAATGTCTGCACCCCAGATGTGGGCATAAAGACCAGTCTGGAGAATTTCGCGCTGGGTTACTGGGTCGATTTCACCACCACCAACGCCCTGACCACCGCCGGTTGCCCAGAGGAGAATGTCATTGAACTCGTTGATGTTCATGAAAAACTTGGTTGTTACGAGGTCCCAACGATCGACTTGCTTTTTGATAGCAGCGAGATCGCGCTTGAGCATACCTGCATCGGCGATATCCTGACGAACGTTTTCGACTGTTGAAGCTGCGTCAATGGCTGCGAAAACGTTTGCGTCTTCCTGAGCCATAATTTCTTGACGGGCTTTCTGAACTGCACGGTCGATAACGTTGAAACGACGACGCTTAACTTCTGCGATACGAACTGTGGGGTTTGAGAAGAGCTCAAACTCTGGAACAGTTACGCGATCACCGAAAACGCGTGATTCTGGGCCGGTACCGTTGCTTGAAACAACGACAGCGGCAACATCGATATCACGATCGTAGACCGCAAGTGCACCCTGGGGTATTGGATCTACGCAAACTGCTCTACGAGCAATTCCGTGATAGTCTAAGTTTTTACGACATTTGTTATGGATTCTATCTATCCAACCAAATCATTTCTGTTTGGTTCTTTACTTTTCAATAAAGGTCAGACTTTATCATCTTCGTTATCATTTACGAAGTTTAGCATTAAGTCGTTGAGGGTTCTGGCATTATCTTATACTTCATACAATCTACAACATGCTCTCGAATTATATTAGATAATTTTTGAGTATTTTCTTTATTTAGCGTTAATTGAAAATATTGTTTATCCTTATATTTAAAACCCATTACCTTGGATCTTAAATCAAAACATCTTTTCAAATACGCCTGTAGTTTGTAGTTCTCTTCTTCTGTAAAGCCCATTGAAGCGATTCTCATATTTACATTCATATTTAGATTGCCGTCATCCATTATCCATACTGCTAGGGATAAGGGAGTTAAATACATATCTAAATTATCAGGAACAATTTTTTTTCTAATTTCATCGTAGAACATTTTAGCAAACATATTAAAATCTTGATGACAGATTGTGGTTGTTTGCAGCATTATTGAGTTTTTCCTCTTATCAATTGATTTGCGATAACCATTGATAAAGGGATCCATCATTGCTATCTTCCAGTGAAAATATTGTTCCTGCGCTTCACATTGAGCTATTGAAAGTTTAAAATTGCTGTTCTTTCCGTCCCTATATAAACGCCCATCTCCTAATAAGGTTCCGACTAAAAACTGTCTTTGGATACTATTAATAGGTGTTTGTCTTAAGATATCATATTTTCTTAAACTACATTCAACTTCTATATTATTGGCTTTTAATATCCTTGAAATAGCCGGAGGTGATATTTCATACCATTTGGCGATTTCTAATATTGTCTGATGTTGATTGTATCTGTATATGATATCCTGAATTTGGTTAGGAGTTAAATCTGACACATAATTTCTGTGCCACTTAACTTTTTGCTTTTTTAAGATTTGCCTAATGGTCTCATAACTTACATTGGATTTTTCAGCAACTTCTCTTATAGTTAAACCAGATTCATATAGTTTAGCAATTTCACTTTCTTTCATTTGCCAGCCTTCCCTGCTGATTGTCTATATCATCCTTATTCTGTTACATTCGACTGTATTTAAATTATCTGCGGTGATTAATTTGTAGAGTGTCGAAGTGATAAGGCTTTTAGAGTTTCCAGCATATAGCTAAATTTATACCCCACTCGTAATTCAGTTAATGGGGTTGGCCATTGCTTGTGCTAAAGCAACTTTGCCTTCTTGTGTCATAAGAGCTTGCGAAATAAGCTCATCACGACGGCTATCCGAAACGGGGCCTGCGAGACCGACGTTTGATGGAACGTTTTCTTCGAGAACTGCAGCGATTTTTGCAATCGACTGAAGTGCCTCTTTTACACTTCCGGCGTTTAATTCGCCCTTACCATTGAACATATTCATTTTTCACCTAATTGTTTAAAGTTGCCAGTTTCCCAGCACAGGTATGAAATATACCTAAAATAATGTGATAATATTACCAATTTGATTAAAAAAGAAAAGGGCCCGTAAAAACGAGCCCAAATCTTTGTATATAAAATCTGGAATAAACCAGACAATATATCAGCTTTGTGCGACACCCATCCAGTAAATAACGGCCATATAGAAGGCGCGTTGTGAGAGCGACTGAACTGGCGATGATGGCGAGTTAAGTGCTGACACGAGTGAGTTCGGTGTGGTTACGAGCGATCCCTTTGTTGCGAACTCGACGAAACGAGCAACAACTGGGGCGCCTGAAACTTGCTGACCCGATGAGGCAGGTGTTAATAGACCGGCCGATGTGAACGAAAGTGTGTTGGCTGACTGAAGAGCCGAGTTACCAACAACGAGACCGGTGTTAGCGGTTGTGTCAACTGCATCGAGAGTTACGCCATAAAGACCTGGTTTATCCCAGAGGGTAACTTTGCCTGAACCGGCCATTGTTGATGGACCGATAACTGTGCCTGATGCTGTGGTTACCTGACCTGCAGTGCCACCTACGAGTGTTCCGAAGAGGGTACCGTAGTTAGCAGTACCTTCGTCTGCGAGGAACCAGGGCTTTGCTGTCTGGGCGTTAGCAAGACCAACAACTGGACGAACCTTGTTTGTGGTACCTGCATAACCGTCGAAGACATCGTATGCGCCGAGATCAACGCTGCCTGATGGATATTGCGGGGTGACTACGCTGTTAAGAAATACAACTTCTCCGCCTTTTAACGAAAGGTTGTCATAACCGTCGAACTGGCCAAGGGGAGGTGAGCCAGGATTTAATATTACTAGAGCCATTTTTTACCTATAAATTATAAACTTACATCAGAAACTTACAATAAAGTTTTCTATATATATATGATGATATTACTTATTTCTTTTAAAATTATCTAATTATCTTAATAAGAGATAGATATATTTATAAAATTTTATATTCTAACAATCTTTGTGTAATAGAAATCCGGAAACATCCAGCGCTTCCGCATCCTCTGGAGAAAGTTTTGCTAAAACCCTAGCAACGTTTTGCATCCAATCAGCTCGACAAACCGCACATTCAATATGCTTTTGATGCTTGTCGGCCCCTCTTCTTCGCTCTTTAACAATACGGCGTTCAATAATTGGAACTTCTACATCTTCTGTTTCAACCGTAGTAAATGTACGACCACGCTCATCCTTATCATGGCGCATACCCTTGGCTCTCTTTTCTATACGACTTCCAATAACAAATTCTTTTTCTACTTCAACTTCTACTCCAGCTGAATCTACCGGGCCATGACCAACCGGAGACTCCCAGGCAGTAGCAAAATCACCAGGCAAACCCTTAGATACGCATTTTTGGCAATATTCAACGCCAGCACCAATTTCAGCCGGTCCAAATGTCGTTATTGTGCCTGATGTTCCCTTTACCTTTGCCGCGCCACCAGAACCAAAAATAACAGGACCTCCAGTAGGTGTTGCTGGAGTTGAAACATTGTCTAATTGTATTGCTGCCGTAGCTTCAATTGACGAACCACGAATTTTTGTAGCTATGGCGGCATCTCCAAAATTCATAATATTCGATCCATCAAGCACAAATGCAACTCTTGAAGTAGCACCAGTATCACTGCAGTATATTGTATAATTATTTTTAGGATAGACGCTAAGAAGATCAGTAGAAATTAAATATTTATTATTACCATTATCAGCAAGTTGAAAGCTTCCTCCACTAATAGGACCAAGAGAAAGGACTGTAGTGGTTAACAGATTATCTCTTCGTATCTGAGTAAACAATGGACGTGTTCCAGATGCTCCTCCAGCAGTATTAACCTGCCAATACATTTCAATCATATGAGCGCCCTGCCACCAATCTTGTTCTATACCAAATACGGCCTGTGGTTCTGTATTAACGCTTCCACTTGAATTATATCCATATTCGTAAATTGAATC